GTGAGCGCCAGAAGGCGAATGCTATTGAAGAATATAAGGAAGATATTGAGGAAGAGCAAAAGACATTGCAGGATAGTTTGAAAGAAGCGTTAGAGGACGTACATTGGGATAGGAAAGGTATAATAGAGAACGAAGGTATCATATCGGCATTCAAGGAGCAAGCTGGCGATTTGTCATCTCATCTGGCTACTATAATTGGTTCGGACTTGCAAAATTTGTTATCATTGCCGGAAGATGAGATAGATGCGAAAATTAAAGAGTATGAAAAAAAATTAGAGAATTTGTACGACGCGTTTAATCTTGATACAACACTCAAATTTAGAAGTGGGCCCAATGAGACGGAAGAAGTAAAGATGGTGGTTGATGTGGCTGAGGCGATTCGAAAATATATTAGTGGAGTCCAAGATTTGAAGAAAAAAAACACCATACTTATTGAATCGCTTGATTCCATAGCACTTGAAGCACCTAAAATTGAAAAAGTAGCGGAGAAGGTTGATTATTCAACGATGTCGATACAAGACCTTGCGAGTGCCGCTTGGGAGGCTTCCGGAGCTGTATCTGACGTGGGAGACCAGAACGCTGAACCTACCGTTGACGATTCTTCTATAACAAACGCAACGGAGAAAGCCGAAACGGCGGAATCCACGCTTTCTGGTCTTAACCAGATTACATCACTTCCTACGGTCTGGGTACAGGGATTAGACGAATCTATGCAAAAGGCGTATCAGTTGCATAGTGTTCTAACCAGCCTGTCTAACTTCGGGCAGGGTAAAACTGGTGCATTCGGTATCACACCAGCAAGCGGTTCGTTGACTCAGCCGATTACTCCGTTCAACTTTTCCAATGCAAGAAATGGTCTTGGTTTTGCAGGAGGAGCAAACTTTGGTCTTTCTTCATCTCCTCGATTTGGCTCCGTTCAAAATGCGCGTGAGCAACAGAAGAACGCTCAGAATGAGGCTCTGGCCGAATTGAATAACCGTGTTGATAAGGCGAACACGAACAAGAAGGTTAGTTATATGCTCAAGGACGTAAATGAGGCATTGGATAATGCTGAATTCGGTTCGGAGCAATACAACCAGTTGAAGAAGATCAAAGAGCGGCTGGAGAAGAAGAGTGGAAAGGGAGGCAAAAATAAGACCAAGAAAAATAGTGGAAAGAACGGTAAAACTACAGCAGAAAAAGTCGCCGAAGAAGAAGAGAAGTTGGCCGATATGGAGGACGAGTTGGCTTTGAAACGAATCCGCTCTGCCCAAGACTTAGAAAGTGAACTCACGAAAGCCCGTCTTGAAGTGGAAGAAGATGGGGCGGAGAAGATACGCCTTCAGCAGGAGCAGGAGAACAAAGAGGAGATTGATAGTCTCGTTCGTCAGAAGGAAGATGCCATTCAGCAGTATATCGATGAAGAGCGTAAGATTTTCGAACAAAAGGAGAAGATAAAGAAAACACAGAACGAGAAGTACAAGGAGAAGAAATTCGACGAGAAGTCTGTTGATACGTCTGGCCTCGAGAAAAAGTACGATAAGCAGATTCTGCTAACTCGCCAGCGACAAGAGCGCGATGCGAACATCGAGAGTGTGAAGGCAATGCGCGACTATCTGAAAGAGTATGGCTCATACGAAGAGCAGAAGTTGGCCATTACGCAGGAGTACGAAGAGAAGATTCGCCAAGCAAAAACCGAAGGCGAGAAATTGTCGCTGCAAGAAGAACAGCAGGGCCAGTTAGACGAGTTGGAGATTTCTGCAATTCAGCAAAAGATTGACTGGTACTCTATCTTCGATAACGTTGGGCTTATTATGAAGTCGCAACTTGAACCTATGCTCGCCTCCCTCAAGCAGTTTGCCAATAGTGAAAAGTTCAGTGAGTTGGACGCCAGCAATCAGCAGACTATTGTGGATGCGATAAACAATATCCGGTCTACTATTGGAACGACGGGCGATGTCGGTTGGCAGGATTTGGCGGCCGCGATTACTGCGTATCAGCAGGCCTTGCGCGAAAATGCAGATGCGCAGACAAGATACAGTGAGGCCGCAAAAGAATTAGCGGAAGCCCAAGCAAACTTGGAGAAAGCAAAAAGTGGTGGGGATAAAACTGCTATTGATAATGCCCAACAAACGGTTGACGAATTTTCTGCAAAAGTTCGCTCTTGTGGAGAGGACATCGTTTCAGCAGAAGGAAAAATTAAAGCCAGTGGTATAAAACTGTCAAGCACCGCAAAAGATGTAATAAAGCCCGTTAGCGCGATAACCACATTCCTTGGCTCTGCCGGCCTGTCCGAATTGCAGTCATTGTTCAGTGCTATTGATGAGTTGAAAGGTGGTATTGAAGGATTGACAGCTTTAAAAGAACTCGGCAAAGCCACGACAGACGTTGCAGAAGCCGTAGGAGACGCTTCTGACGCTCTTGGCGACACACCCAACGAAGTTGCAGAAGCGGCTGGTGAGGTTGGAGACGCTTTGGCTACTGGTCTATCGAAAGCAGGTCTTATTGGGCAGATTATTGCGGCAATAATGAAGATTTTAGACGTTCTAAAGGACGGCATTGGCCCCCTTATTACATCTATCCTCGATACGATTTTTGAGGCCATCAGTGGTCTTTTAGAGAACATTTTGTCTGGAGAATTTGTCAAACAAATCTTTTCTTCACTAATGAACGGCATTGGTGGAGTGTTTGAATCATTGATAGGAGGATTGGCTAAAGGTGCTACGTTCGGTTTGATTAGCGACGGCCCATCCGATTGGTTCAAGAATAGCAATGCCGAGCGAGTTGCTGAAGTGACGGAAGAACTCACGAAAGTAAACGAGGACCTTGCTGATAGAATCTCGGATTTGAAAGATGTAATTGGAGACTCGGCCGGCGATAAAGCTTTGAGCGCATACGAACTGGCTCTTGAGGCACAGGAAGAGGTAAATGCGAACGCTATGGAAATCTTGAAAACGCAAATGGGTTACCATAGTTCGCATCACTCCAATGCGTACTATGCAGAAGATAAAGAAATTGCTGCGTTTAATGCGGCAGCCCAAGCTGCATTCAAGGCCGCAAATGTTGATGCTGTTGATATAACAGGTCTTGAATCGATATACAACTTGTCGCCAGAACAGTTGAAGGCGATTAAAGATTTTGCGCCCGGCCTGTGGGAGTATCTTACGACCGTTGGTGAGTACGACAAGACAGAATACTGGGACAATGTTATTGAGCAGGCTGGTAAGTTGGAAGAATTGACCGACACGATCAATGAGAATTTGACGCAAACTTCATTCAGTAGTATGCGTGATAGTTTCCGCAGCGCATTGACGGATATGGAGTCAGATGCGGATGATTTCGCGAAGGATTTCGAATCGCTACTGTTTGAGGCTATTGTGAATACGTTTATCTTGGACGATTCTTTTGATGAGTGGCTGCAAGGTTTCTATGATAAGTGGGCAGAAAAGATGAAGTCCGGCACAATGACGCGCAGTGATTGGGACGCCTTCAATAAGGAGTACACGGATAAGTACAACGAGAAGGTGGCGGAGCGCAATGCTTGGGCCGATGCTTTGGATTATACTGGAGATAGCACCTATGAGCAAGAAGCGTCGTCTAAAGGTTTCCAGTCGATGGGACAAGATACGGCCGAAGAGCTCAATGGCCGTTTTACTGCAATGCAAATTGCCTGCGAAAATGTAGGAACGCAAGCGGTGGCCATACTTGGAAAGATGAGCGAAATGGCCGTGGTGCAGACTAACAATAATGCATACCTAATGGAGATTCGCAATATGCTTATTTCGACAAACTCTTATCTTGACGATGTGGCGAAGTATTCGAAGAAGATATATATGGATTTTTCCGACAAATTAGATACAGTGATTTCGAACACGAAGAATTTGTGAAACAATGGCAGTAGGAGATTTAACAATCAATGGATATGACGCTTTCACTCGGTGGGGGCTGAATCTTGAAGATGGTGGCGTTTCGGCTCTTATGACGCCCGCCCCGTCCAAAACGTATATCGAATCTAAGAGTAGGCTGAATCACGGAAAAAAAGTGCTAACCTCGCTTGTCCGGTATGACGAGCGAGAGTTAACGCTTCCATTCCATATTGTCGCAAAGACGAAGGATGATTTTTTTTCGCTGTATGCTAAATTCTGCGACGAGGTATTAGCCGCCGGAACATTCGAATTGCAGACGCGATACGTTCCAGATGTCGTGTATAGACTGGTATATTTGTCCTGCACGCAGTTCTCGCAGTTTATACAAGAGTTGGCTGTGTTTTCGCTTAAAGTATGCGAGCCAGACCCTACGGATAGAAAAGTTGAGTAAAAATTTTAGAAAAAGTGTTTGATTTCCAAACATTATTTGTAAATTTGCGCAAAGACTTTCGAGATGAATATTCTAAGACAAGATGGAAGCATAGTTTTGACGCTGGAGCAAATTCCAGAGGGGGCATTAGTTCATCGCGAACTGATGTCAGATCACTATGTGAAGTTGCCGTTTGTTTTAGATGAGCCGATTTATTTCCGAATAGGAGATTATGTAGAAATTGAAGGTTTTGGCCGCTTTGAGCTTACAGAGCCGTATGTGCCAACGTACAACCGCGAGACTGGCGGCTTTGAATACACGTTGCAGTTGAACGCGTATTATATGAAATGGCAGAACAAAGTATGCCGATATATTCCAACTGCATCGGCCAGCGAGACCTCATTCCATTTGACCGCAGCCGTCGAAGTTCACTTGAACGTTATTCTGTCGAACGTCAAAGCACTTGGTGCTAAAGATTCGGATTTCTTGTATGAGGGGAAAGAATACACGTATTCGTTGAAAAACTTTCCAGAGGACAAGTTAACCACGGCGAAGTATTATCAGTACAATAATGTGGATATTATATCCGCCTTGACAGACCTCGCTTCAGAGTTTGAATGTGAGTGGTGGGTTGAGGATAATGTTATATTCTTCGGGAAGTGCGAATTGGACGGAGGTGAGATAGAGTTCACGATAGAAGATAACGTGCTGGAGATGAGTTCATCTTCCAGCAGCAACGAATATGCGACCCGAATCATTGCATTTGGCGCTGAGCGAAATTTGCCTTCGTCGTATCGCAAAGACACGTCCGCAGATATAACGAAAAACGGTATCGTGCAAAAGCGCTTGATGCTTCCAGAGAGCCTGTGTCCCTACGGGTATGTTCAAGACGATGGCGTAGAGAACGAAGTGGAGGCAGTCGAGGCTATTTATGTTGATGACGACATCTACCCTCGCACGAAGTGTGTCGTGTCTGAAGTCGAGACGTACACAGCGAAAACCGAAGACGAGGAGACAGGCGAGATTATCACGCAAACGTTTTATCGTCTGTACGATAGTAGCGGGTTTAACTTCTCGACCGATTTCATTTTGGAGGGTGAGACGCTGCACATTTTGTTCCAGTCCGGTAGTATGAACGGAATGGATTTTGAGTGCCAGTACAACGACGAAAAGAAATACTACGAGGTTGTCGTAAACGAGGATTATGGTCGCGCCCTTCCAGATGAAGACCTGCATCCGAAAGTCGGCGATGAATTTGTGATTTACAACTGGGACGCCACGAAGATTGGCGATACCGGACTTATTGAAGATGCTGAACAAGAGTTGTACGAAGCGGTATTGGAAAAGTTAGAGTCAATGAAAGTTGACCCGAATACTTATACTTGCACAATGGAGCCGGACTGGTACAAGAACAAAATGGATGCCGAAGGTTTCCTATTGTATAGTCTCGGTCAAAAAGTCTTGCTCACGAATAAAACTTACTTCGAATCTGGGCGCAGTAGCAGAATAATCGGGTACGAAGTGAAATTGGACGTTGTGTATGATGAGCCTCAGTATATAGTGGGCGAGAGCACAGCGTATTCGAAGACGAAAGATCTGCAAGGGCAAATTGATGCCATAACGTATAACGGCAACACGTATGTGAACTCGTCAGGTGGAAGCGGAGGAGTATATGTAATATCTTCTACGAGCAATGCTCCTGCGAGCGATTACAATGTGTACTCTGCGAAAGCATCGAATAAACGATACCTGCGAAAAGACGCAGATGATACAGCCGCCGGGCGTATCACTTTCTCTGACGAGACAATATTTGTCGGCAAAGCCACACACAAAGGGAACGCGCAGTTTGGCGAAAACTTTGTTGCGGGCATAGTGGGCGGACAAGGCGGACTTATAGACAACGAGGGAAACGGC